CTGGATTCCGCCGGAACAGCATAAAAACGCTATGCTGGAACAGTTCCGCATGAAAGCTGCCCTGATGGCCGGACTTCCTGCCGAACTTGCAAACCGTCTGACAGGCGATACGGAAGAAGCCATTCAGAAAGATGCTGAAATGCTCGCAGGGTTCACAAAACTGCATCAGACTCCGGCTTTCAGAGCCGAAACCCCTGAACTTTCCGGTGTCGAAAAATCTTTTTATGAAAAAAATCCAAATCTTAAACCCAGAAAGGAGAATGCATAATGCCTACTTTAGCACACGAAGCACAAACAAGATATTCTGATTTACTTCTTGCCAAGCTCCGCTCAGAGCTTGTGCTTGCTGACGATTTTGTTTTCAACAACGACTATGAAGGCGACCCCACTGCCGGTGCGGTCAAAATTCCCGTGCGTGATGATGAAGTTGCCGTTTCTGACTACGACAAGGCGAACGGCATCGCCCCGACAGGCGGCTCAACCAGCTACACGACCATGAATATTGATAAAGACAAGGCCGTCAATGAACTGATTGACGGCTATGATGCCGAATCTGTTCCCGATAAACTCGTTGCTGACCGCCTTTATTCCGGCGGCTATTCCCTCGCACGCCAGATTGATACTGACGGCGCAACCACGCTCCTTGCCGGTGCAACCGTCACAAATGTTTCTCAACTGACTGCGCTGAATGTCTACAGTACCATCGTTGACATCCGCACGGCTATGAGCAAGGCTAACGTTCCTGACGACGGAAAGCGTTATCTTCTCGTCATGCCTGAAACTATGGCTCTCCTGCTGAACTGCCCTGAATTTATCAAGGCTTCTGCACTCGGTGACACTGTCGTGCAAACCGGTGTCATCGGCAAAATTGCCGGCTTCCTCGTCAAGGAGTGGAACGACAGAACCGCAAATCTCGCTATGATTGCAGGTCATCCCCGATTCGCCACAAGAGCTTCTGAATGGGCTGTCGGCGTTCACGTTCAGGATTTGGCACAGTCCGGAAAGTATATCGGCGCATGTGCCATTCAGGGCAGACGTGTCTACGGCCATAAGGTGCTCCGCAGTGTCGCTATCCGTGCTGTTTATGCTCCTGGAAGCCTGACCGTTTCCCTTGCACCTGCATCCGGCAGCGGCTCGGCCGGAAAAACTGTTGTCACTGTCACCGCCGGCAATACCGGAACAAATTACGCTTACAAGCTCAATCCGTCCCAGAGAGTCGCCTACGGTACATCCGACACAGACTATGCCGGCACTGCCCTGACTTCCGGCACGACAGCAATCGCCGTTTCTGAAGGCGACGTGCTGGAAATCGTCAACTTTGACGGCAATGCCGCTGTTTCCGTCGCTTATGTGACTGTAAAGGCTTCTGAAATCGCTTCCTGACGGTGATGCCCTATGACCAGCTATGCAGAAATCAGTGACATCCGTGCGGCCGGCTACCCCCTTTCCGCTGCACAGGAAGAAACTGCTCAGACACTCCTGATACAAAGCTCGGCACGTCTCCGGCTTATCGCCCGAAACGTTCATAAAGATATTGATGCCCTTATCGCTGATGAGACGGCAGGCGCAGACTATGCGCTTGCCGTCAAGTCCGTTATCGTGCAGGCAGTCACAAGAGCACTCGACAGCGCATCCGGCAGCGGTCAGAACGGCATTGTGCAGGGCAGTCAGACACTCGGTGCATATACCGTACAGCAGACTTTCTTCAACCCTGGTCAAAGCTTATACTTTCTCCGGAATGAGCTCAAAGAGCTGGGTCTGTACCGCCCTCAGACTTACGGTGCGTTTGAGCTGTGGGCTTCGGGAGGTGACAGCTCATGAGATTCCCTGTCAATGTTCCGGCTGTCACTGTCTGGGAAAAAATCATCATTGACCGTGCGCCGGCTTATGTCCGTCATGAGCTAGGCGCATCTTACTGGCAGGCTGTCAGCGGACAGGAAGCCGGAAACAGCGCACGTGCTCCAAAAGACAGCGTATTTCTCGCTGTTCCGCCGTCTTCCG